CAAGCATTCTTGAAAGCAGAGGAAGCGAGGAAGAAGAAGTTCAGAAAGGAACTCACACAGTACGCGCTAATCTTCTTGGTGGTGGCAGCTTTAGTGCCAGCCGCGATTGGCGCTTTGCTTGCTTGGCTGACAAATAGGTGATTATGGCTTTTATGTTGGTTATTGTTTTGGAAGGCAAGACAATGCCAGAGGAGTTTCTATTCAGGGACGCAAATCGTTGCAGGCAGTTTGAGGCAATAATTGAAAAACGCCAGAAAGGGCTGACCGCTTATTGTTTACCCAAGTGGGTGAGCAGCAAATCCAAATTTAACGATTGAGGCTACCATGTACCAATACCACTACCAAAGACCCACCCCTCACCTTTTGTTTGATATTGCACAAGGCAAGATGTATGACAGCGCTGCTGTTAACATTTTCGGCTTTAATAGAGAAATTGGCACTGCATTTGAAACCATTTGGAATGATGGCGGCACCTACGTCTACCCATCTTCTGCTTTGGCAATGACAATCGTGAGCAGTAGCGCCAGCGATACCATGCAGGTATTGGTTGTCGGTCTTGACGCAAGCTATAACGAAGCCAGGCAAACCGTCACGCTAAACGGCACTGGCTCGGTGGCTATTCCAACTGCCTTGTTCCGAATCAACTCAGCAATTATATTGTCTGGGTCAAATGTGGGAAATATTACTATAGCAAGCGGGGGTGTTACTTACGGTTACATTGAGGCAACGCTGGGAACAACTCAGGCGTGCATCTACACCGTTCCCGCAGGATATGACTTGTACCTTTTCAGAATCACTGCTAACTCAGCAACCACCAACGGTCAAAAGTACCTATTCATTAGGAATGTGACCAGAGCAAGCAATGGCAGAACGCTGCGAGTATCTGAGGCAACCTTTGCAATGTCGCAAGTAAATTATGACCGGCAGGTACCGTTTAAGATTGAGGAAAAAACAGACTTTCAATTTGAGGCTAAATCTAGCTCATCAACAAATGAGGTCGCCATATTCGTTGAAGCGGTATTGGTCAAACGCAGCGATTAAAGTAAACTTGTGATTCACAAACCATAGGGAAATCAAATGATTACAATAGATGACGTAGAGTATTCAGAAGAAGAAATGACGTATGAAGCCAAGATCAGGGCGCAGCGCATTTCTCAATTGAGAGAGGAGCACATTAACTTAGTGCTCAGACAGCAAGAGGTAGAGCAGTCAATTACCTTTCACGCTGGGTGCATCAAAAAAGAAATGGAACCAGAAGAAGTGGAGCCAGAAGAACACTAGGGTGATCGGCTGGGGTTATGCTCCAGCCAAATCCGATTGCTTCACAAAGACGCCATCAATCATTCGGCCCCTGCGGTCTTTTATGTCTAGCCACGCTCTTGTGAGGCAGTATTCAATAGACAGGTCATTCCTAGCGGCTATGTTTATCAGCACCACAATAATGTCACCTATATCGTCTGACATATCTCGACCCTTGCAGATGTTATCTGATAACTCACCCACCTCTTGAATTAACTTTGCCAGTTGGTCTTTGTCTGTTGACCCTTCTATGAGGTTCCGGGCATGGTGCCAGTTCTCAATCGCCTCTATTAGCCTTACTAGGTTCTCGCGTTGTTTCATGTGGAACACTAAGTCAAGGTCGCAGGGTGAGGCCAAGACGTTCGCCCCAGCAGCTTGTGGATTTCATGACGCTCAATGCCTAGATTATTAGCGATCTCAGTTACCCCCGCGCCTTTTCTTTGCATCTGGTAGATCTCATGCTTTCTGGCAATCGGGAAGTTAGGGTGCTGAACTGCCAGCAGCCTTTCGTGGATGTAAGATTGACGCAGGTTTGTTTGCGCTTTAATTGCTGCTAGAAAATTATCCATTTGGTTGGTTCCCCCTATCAACGCAGTCATAACACCAGACCATCTGTTTCTCACTGACTGGGAAGCTGCTAGTTTCTCGTGGCCCCGCAGAGCCTTGCTTGTGGCACCTAGGGCATTGAATGATTACCTTGCCTGCTACAGTACAATACTCAAGCTGTATAGGATTTTTGCCCGTCCGTAAAATCCACTCTTCTACTGTTTCTTTCACGCTTGCGCCCTTATGACCTTCAGCCCAATTGTTGAATATGCGCCTTGCATATGATGATCTGGTAAACCTGAGTTGATAACGTCATCAACTATGCGCTCATGCCACGCCTGAACCCCATCTGGACGTTTTACCTCCACGCCGTTGTATTGTATCCCCATCAGATGCTCAAACAGCCTACAGGCGATTTCTTCGTTTTGGGCCGTGTCACGGACAACGCTACCAACTTCAGTTTTGTTATTGTTTAAGGCGTTAAGTTTGGTTCTGATTTGCTTGGGTGACGGGAAACTGTCGAGTTCCTCAGTCAGTTGGCCTAGCGCTTCTCTCATTGTCTGCGCGTGTTCTTTCCCAAACGCCTCATAGTGAACACTACCCAAGCCGTCAGGCCAGTCTCGTTTCTTAAATGGGTGGAGCGCAAACCACTGCGCATACAGTTGGGTAAATTCTTCTTTTTCCATTATGTCTCTTTTCCTATTAGTGTTCTTGCTTCAGCTTTGGCACCGCCCTCGCTCTGCTGTCGAGCCTCGATGAACCTGCCGGTTGTTGTTCTCACGCCCCAAACATTAGGTTTATGAGCGAACCTAAGATAACCAAAACTGTACTTCCCTAGCCAGCCTCTAGCAATAAAGTTGTCCAAAATACTCACCTCCTTATCGCCGTCTGGCTTTTGTGGATCGACATTATCTGCAAGCAACTCTTTTGCTCGTTCGCGCAGTTGCCTAGCCATCTCTAGGCTAAAAGTCGGGTATCTGCCGAAGTGCATATTGTTGCGGCGTTTTGATATAGGTCGCTGGTAGTTAAACAACCAGAACTTCTTTCCGTTAGGTTTGACTGAAAGATATAGCCCACCCCCATCCCCTAGCTTGTATTCACTAGAGCGCGGAATAGCTTGTTCTACTTCAGTTGGGGTGAGAGGGTTTGTGGTGTTAGCCATAGAAAGACCGCTTACGCGGCCCTGTTGTTTGACATGATTCTTGCTACGCTTACTCGATAGGACATTTCTTCTGGCTCAACGTCATAGGCGTGTTTCAAAGAGTGTATTTGCATTGCTTCGTCGTTTGAATTGAGTGTGCCAGCTTTAACTGCGTCGAAAAGTTCTGCAAGAAGCCGAATCATCAATGGTTGCGTCATTTCAAAACTTTCTATGTATTCTTGTTCAGTCATTTTTCGTTCCTTCTTGTTAATGTGTATAAACAATAAAGCATTTCTTTATGAATTAAAACATTTATTTTGGGTATTTCGGTTTGAGACGGTTGAGACGGTTGAGGGGTTGAGAGGGTGCGGCAGTTGATTGCGTTGATGCTGAAATTCCCAGCCGGACATACTTCACCCAATCTATTTCTCACAGGAGGAACTCCTAAGACTGACCCTGCCGCTGGCCTGTCTAATCTACCGGCTCCTCAAGTTTACATCAGAACGGGATATCTTCTAGCCCGTCATCTGCCGCGCCATAAGCTGGCAAGGGTTGAGCAGAAGGGGGTGTGAAGGTCGGCATCTGCGGCATACCGCCGGCAGGCTTCCAGTCATTCACCTGAGCGTACCACTTGCCGCTTTTTCCTTCTTTTACGTCTAGGTTTATCCACTCGCCCTCTTGAGCAGCTACCCAGCGCATAAACTCCTCACGCTTTAGGCTTACGCTACCTTTTACGAATTCTGGCGCGCCAGCTCTTGGTGCTTTAACAAAAAACCCATCGACAAACTTATTATCCATTTTTAAAACATCCTAATTGCGATTGCGGTTGAAACCGCTGTGACTATTGCTGTGACTGAAACCATACCCGCAACCTGTATCGGAAAGGGTACAGTAAAGGCTTCTACAGGCCTTAATTCTTCTGTTTCAGGCGTTTTCACGTCTGGGGTGGGTGATACTAAAGGTTTGGATGCCAGCGGCTTAATTGCGACCTTACCTCTCTGGTTGAGCATCTCAACTTGTATGTCGCGCTGGTTCCTTAATGTCTCTGATCTGATATCGAACTTGCGTCGGTCTTCTTGCGAGAATTCTATCCAGTGTCGTTGCCGCATATTTTGCAGGCAGGTGATGATTTGCTTTGATGTAACTGGGTGCCCCATCTTTCGCATTTCTTCAGCAATCGTGCTGCGGCTCATTGGGCCTTTCGTTTCTAGCAGGTCGAACACCTTTCGTGAAAAGCCTCTATTTTTTGGTCTCATAGCCATTTTATTTTCCTAGTTTTTTTATGAATGAACGAACATTGCTTGGCAGTTCTGCCCACACTGCAATTTTCATATCTGAATCTGTTGATAGTTCATCGACCAACTCTTGCACGCCGCCAGTGTCAACCTCTGTCACTTTTGCTAATAACTGAGTAACGTATGCGTCACGCTTGGTTTCATCTACAACAATGCCTTCTTGCTCAATCACAGTGCGAACAACTGACTGGCCTTTGCGTTGGGGTGGTGCTGCTGCTGCGCCGTTGCCATCATCATCAACGTCTGCTGCTATTCCGCAAGCCATCGCCAAAGAGTACCGTTTTGCGTACGTTAGGGCCGAGCCTAGGCCCTGTGCGTTTGCCTTATCAACAGGAACCATAACCACGCCTGTGGATAACTTTTCGTCTGCTTTGCAGAAAATAGTCTCAATGCCTACCCCATGATCTAGCGGGTGAGATACCTGCATGAAGAATATGCCGTTGGCGTTTAGTGCTGGCTTGATCGCGTCAATAACTGACTTGAGGCTGGCAAACTTCGACTTGAAATGTGGGTTGGTTTGGTCAAAAGCCGCGTGAGTCATTTCTGACTGCGCTTTAACTAATGACTCTATAAGGTTGGTTTCTTTCATGATTTTTCCTTTTGGTTAAATTAGTCCCGTCTGTTCGGTCACGCGGACGGGCACACGCTAATGGGGAGAGGAGGTTCCCTGACCTATTTTTCCCTCTGCACTGCATCCATTAATTTTTGCAATGCTTCAAACCGCTCAACAGTGTTGACTGGCGGTAGATCGTTTTCTAGGTAACGCTTGGCTAGCTTCTGCGGTGTTTCGTATACCGTCAGACTGTCTAGCAACTGCAAGCAATCATCGAAGCCTAATTCTTCTTTGAACATTTCCGATTTGACCTTACCCATTACAGCACCTCCACAATGCAGCCAATCTCTTGACTTTGGTGGTAGATAAAATACTGGCGAGAAGGGTTGCTTTCTAAAACATTACCTTCAACTAAAATGCCAAAGATATTTTCTTTGCCGTCATGCTGTTGCTGTTTAATTTCCCAGTGAAAGTTTTCACCCCACCACTCAATTAGCTCTAGCATTTCTGTGCGACTGTCAGCAATGATTCCATTTTGAAATGAGTGGAGATCTTCGCCATCGTCTATGCCGTAAAACTTGACCTTAAATGTGCGGTCATTGTCAGCAACTCCGCCTAGATCACAGACTCTGCAAGCGATGATGTGGTGGCCTTCATCTTCTACCTGAAGCATAGGCTCACTGCATTGGCTGCAAGCGCCTAAGTCTCTGGCGTACCATTCGGGGTGATTTAATTCTCTTTCGGGTAAATTCATTTTTGTTCCTCTTTATTAAGTGAGGGGGTTATTGAAACATTATTTGCTATGAAAATAAACCTTTTTTTCACGTTTGTTTTGGGTTAGTATTCGCGCTCAATAGGGAAATCAAACTTTCTGGATTTCCTTGCACTAAGGAAAGAATCATGGAACCTAGTCTTTATAATAAAATTGTTGAATCAGCCACTGGCGGTAACCAGTCGGAATTGGCGCGACAAGTTGGCATATCACCGCAGCTATTGACGCTATGGAGAAAAAGCCGAATCCCCGCCCACTACGTTGTTAAGGTTTGCAAATTAACAAATGGCGAAGTTGAGCCTTTTGATGTGCGCCCTGATGTATTCTTGGCGGACTGGAACGTATAAAGTGGATATCCATAGGCTGAATCGACACTCAGTTGTGGTAAAAAGTTTTCGCTCTGTTTAGAAAAACAGCAAAGGCCAGGAATGGTGCGGTTGGTTGAACCGTTGAGCAGAACGACCAAAAGACAATTTGACAGAATCTCCGCGCATTAGTGGGGCGCGAAATTGAACACTCGTTAACGGTGGCAGAAAATCCTCTCCCTCTTTTTTAAATAAATTGGGTGAGGTGGGCAAAGTTTGGGCCAGCTTGGAAATGGTGGAGTGGAAATAGAGACTGTCAATAAAGACTGAATGTACTGGTGGGCCACCAAACCCACTAAATGTCACGGCATGGGAAAAATAAATGAATGATCGGATGGATCGAATCTTAGAAAGACTGAGTGAAAGAATTAATGAATGGGAGGGGGCGAGCGTTGAGGCAATCGAGAATGAGACAAAACTTAAAAGCTGGGAGGCTGTTACAAAGAAGGCGCACATGGACTCTGGCGAAAGCGCAGCAAGAGCAGAAGTCGAAACAAGAGCGGGGGGTCAGTGGGCTGAGTATTACCGGGCCGTCCAACTCTCAAGTCTTAACGTAGAGAAGCTAAAGAAGCAGATTATGCTGGGGCAACTTGCCTTTGATGCTGAGAGAACAAAGCAAGCTAATCTGCGGAGGGTGGTGTAATGGCTGAGACATTGAGAGCCAAAGCGCTAAAGACTTTGCAAAAGCTCAAGCGGGTAAGCACTGCCGACGATGGCGGCTATTGCCACTGTGTCAGTTGCGGCAAGCCAGTACACTGGAAGCAGTGTGACGGGGGCCACTTTATACCAAAAGGCAGCAGTAGTTACTGGGCCTTAGACGTTGCTAATGTATGGCCTCAGTGCAAGGGGTGTAATGGGTTTGGTATGAAACACGGGTCAGCGGCGCAGCAATATACGGCTTGGATGATTGACTATTTCGGGCGTGATTTCGTTGAGGAAATGTTTGAGAAGAAAAACCACCCGGTAAAATTCTACGCTGCCGACTACCGCGAAATGATTGAAGAGTGGACAGAGCAGATTAAAGCGCACGAGCGCCGGATAGGGGCAAGGCAATGAGATCACCAAGGGCGATAGCGCAGGACATGGTGAAAGCCGCTGACGCAGCTATAAGAGACGTCTGGGAGCGTGAACCGAAAGAGGCTAGAGAAGAGGGCGTGAAAGCGTTAGTATTTGCGCACTTTTGTAATGCTTACGCAAGACGAGGCAAGTATGAGTCAGTCAAAGACCCCGGTTGATCCTGAAGAGTTCGCTAAAGAGTTCGAGGCTTTGGGGCCAGCGGAGATGGCTAGAAAGTACAGTGTTGATATTCGCAACGTTCACATGAAGCGCAAGCGGGTAGAAAACCTTCTAGGGACTATCTTGCACGTCCCAGCACATTTAGACAGCAGGAACAGGCCCAGAGAGTCGTTTAGGCGCAACTTAGAAGTGACTGATGGTGTAATCATGGTCGGCTCAGATTGTCACTATGAACCTAACACGGTAACAACTGCCCATCTTGCCTTCGTTGAATTAGCAAAAAAACTAAAGCCTAAAGTTATTGTTTTAGACGGCGATCTAATAGACGGCGCAAGCATCGGCAGGCACCCAATGAATGATTGGGAAGACCGGCCCAGTGTTGAGCAAGAGTTATCCACAGCCCAGAAGCGGCTGCAAGAGATACAGAAGGCCAGCCCCAAGAGTGACAGGTACTGGCTTATCGGGAACCATGATCAGCGGTTCAACTCTTACCTAGCAAACAATGCAAACCAATTTGGCGGGGTGGTAGGTTTTGACCTAAAAGACCATTTTAAAGAATGGACGTTTGGAATGTCGTTGTGGATAAGTGGGGCAGAGCGACCCATTGTTATAAAGCATCGAATCGCAGGTGGTGTTCACGCTGCATACAATAACACGATGAAAGCAGGCACTCACATCGTCACAGGCCACACACACGCGCAGCAAGTTTATAGCTGGTCTGATTACACGGGCCATAGATATGGGGTTCAGTGCGGGACAATGGCGAACCCTCACCAGCCTACGTTCGACTACTCAGAAGATGGGCCAAAGAACTGGGTCAGCGGCTTTGTAGTTTTAACGATAAAAGATGGTTTTCTTTTGTCACCTGAGTTTGTAAAAGTACACCATGCGGGTGAGTATGAGTGGCGTGGGCAAATATGGCAGGTTCAAGAATGATGAAGGAAATCAAACCAGTTGATTACATTCTCGCAAACCGACTGGGTTATTTAGCTGGTAATGTGGTTACATTGCTCACTGAGTGGCAAATAACGCGGGACGTTAAAGTGCTGGAACAGGCGCAGCAAGAAATCAACAATTTGCTAGAGCGTGAGAGGTTCATGGAGGATAGAGAAGTTGCCTACCGTAATAATTGAAGACATGGAGCCGAACACACAAGTGACTGTGATCATCAGTGAATTTGTTGAGTTTGATGATGACCCAAACCCTCCAGCCGAAAGGCCAGAGGATGAGGAGGAGCAGAACGTCTGGCTAGTTAGCAGTCAGGGGAAAGCTTGAGGTAATCACCGTGAACGCCAGAGCAAACGCGCTCTGCGTATCTAGCTTCTTTTGCTTGTGCTTCTTCAAAGTCACCGTTACCGGCTAGGCCAATACTAACAAATATCATTAGGGCCAGGATGTAGCGTAGTTTCATATCACGTCTCCTAATTGTTCAAACCTTTGGTTAGCGTATGCCTCTGCTTCTTGATCTGTCATACCCATAGCCAGAGCCTCTTCAAACAGGTTCTCTAGCAGGGCTTCGTTGTAATGATTTGACATTGATTCCTCCAGACCGCTTACGCGGCAACCTCTATAAATGACCTAACGCGCTTGTTGCAAAACTTGTGTTCGGCAGCAGGTTTGATTTCGTGTTGGTCGTGGACGATGCCATTGCAAACAAACACAACGTGTCCGCCCAGCACCACAATATACTTTTTGTTCTTCGCAGTTTCCCACTCGACAAACTTTTTTAAAGAACCAGACGACTGCTTCTCGACAAACTTAACGCCCAAGTGTCGGAGAACCTTGCGGCGCATATTGTCACTTGTGCGCCCCAACCAACGACCATCGCGCTTACAAACTTTGCGGAAGGTTGACATCATGTTTTCAGCAGTCTCGCCGACAGTATTGGCTACTGCAACGACACCGCAGTTTGGCAACATAGTTTCGATTGACGATACGTTTTTCATTTGGCGTAGCCCCTTCTTGTTAATGTGAAGCCAGTATAAAGAAAACCTTTAAGAGTGCAAGGGGTTTAGTACAAAATATCAATAAAAGTTGCAAATAAATGCACTTTTTAGGGTAAAATAGGGGCTATCACAGGCAAATTGAAATAACAAGGACAGTAAATGGTCTATTTAGAGCGTTTTGCTTATCTTGACAGCGGCACACTTGGCAGAGTATGGGTTGGCGATTGGTCTTGCTACACGATTGAGCGACCTTGGAAAAACAATGCGGCGAATGTAAGTTGCATCCCAGAGGGTGAGTATAGGTGCGAGCCGTTCAGCGGTACTAAGTACAAGGACGTTGTACAAGTCCTCGATGTGCCAGACCGCACGTTTATTTTGTTTCATGTTGCTAATTTTCCCCATGACGTGCAGGGCTGTATCGGGCTGGGCAGCAGGTTCAACAGTGATGCGCTAGAGCCGGCGGTGTATGACAGCAGAGTGACTACAGCGGAATTCTTCGTTCAAGCAGGAAAGTCATTTGACCTTAAAATACAGGGTCTGAGGGCACAGCTATGAAATGGGCGGCAATCAAAGGGTTAGTGGGCGCAGTTGCTCCAACAATCGGCGCAGCCATTGGCGGCCCGGTAGGTGGTGGGGCAGGAAAGATTCTGGCGCAAGCGTTAGGCGTAGCCGCAGAACCACAAGCAGTTCAACGCGCACTCAGTGAAGCATCGCCAGAGCAATTGGCTGAAATTAAAAAAGCCGACCTAGACTATAAAACCCGCTTGGCTGAACTCGAAGTAGACATTTTCGAGCTAGAAACCGCTGACATACAAGACGCTAGAAAAGCGCACGAAACCGACTACACGCCCAAGGTATTGGCTGTAATGGCTTTTGTATTCTTTGGGGGATACGTCACTTTGGTTACGGTACAACCGCCAGATCAGAACTCAGAAGCAGTCATTAACCTAGTGCTTGGCTACTTAGGTGGGGTGGTATCAGCGGTAGTATCATTCTATTTTGGCGCTAGTAATAAAAAAGGTTAGTGGTTACTATCATTGAAATCCTGGGTGGAGCGTGGTTTGGCTAGACCGTTAAAAGAAATAGATTGGGATCAAGTGGACGAAATGTGCGCTATTCACTGTACTGGTGAAGAGCAGGCAGGCATTCTAGGCATTGACTACGACACGTTGAACCGTGCTTGCTACCGTGAAAAAGAACTGAGTTTTACGGAGTATTACGCCCAAAAAGCGAGTGGGGGGAAAATGTCGCTTAGAAGGCGGCAATTCAACGCTGCGATGGACGGAAATTCAACGATGCTTGTATGGCTAGGAAAGAACTGGTTAGGCCAGACAGATCAGCCAGACGTTGAGGCTAAAGACCTGCCGCCGATAGTCATAGAAAGGGCCAGTGAAGCTAACTAGGCCACAAGATGACATCTTCTTTAGTGACTCACGCTTTCGGGCAGTTGTCGCTGGCAGAAGGTTCGGCAAGACCTACTTGTGCGTCTATGAACTGATACGCCACGCACTGCTGAGTAAAAATAGAAACTGCTGGTACGTTGCACCAACCTACCGGTCTGCAAAAGACATTTGCTGGGATATGCTGATTGAGGCGATACCAGACCCGTACATAGTCAAGAAGAATGAAACAGCACTGACGCTGACATTACACAATGGCTCAACTATCTCACTCAAAGGGGCGGAGAAGCCTGATAACTTGAGAGGGAGGGCGTTGGATTTTGTAGTGCTAGACGAATTTGCCGACATGAAAGAAGACGCATGGTACTCAGTGCTTAGACCTTCATTGTCTGACCGTAAAGGCCAAGCCTTGTTCATTGGTACACCTAAAGGCAGAAACCACTTCTATGACATATGGACTAGGGGCGCAGATGGTGAGGATGGCTGGCAGTCTTTCCAGTACACCACGATTGAGGGCGGCAATGTTGACGCTGAAGAAATCGAAGCAGCAAAGGCCGACTTAGATCAGAGAACATTTGACCAAGAGTACGGCGCAAAATTTGTGAACTTCACGGGCATCATCTACTATGCGTTTAATCGCGAGGAGAGCGTGCGTAGAGGCGTTTTGACTGATGACCTACATATTGGTATGGACTTTAACTTAGACCCCATGAGCGCCGTTGTATGCGTCAGAGAAGGGCAGGTATTAAGCGCAGTTGATGAGATAGTGATGTACGGCTCAAATACTGATGAGATGGCAGACGAAATCAAGCAGCGGTATCCAAATCGGCGAATCACTGTATACCCAGACCCAGCTAGTAAGCAGCGCAAGACAAGTGCGGGAGGGCGCACAGACCTTTCTATACTACAGAACGCAGGGTTCACGATTAAGGTGCGGAATGCCCACCCAGCCATTCGTGACAGAATAAACGCAGTAAACAGCCGCCTATGCTCTACAACTGGAGTGAGGGCGTTATACGTTGACCCTCAGTGCAAGCAGACTATCGCTTCACTGGAGCGGCAAACCTACAAGACTGGAACAAGCCAGCCGAATAAAGATGACGGCTTTGATCACATGAACGACGCTCTGGGCTACTTGGTCGAGTACCTGTACCCAATCAGAAAACAGAACCAAATTACCCAACCACAGAGGTGGAGTTGATGAGCACCAATATCGAATACCAACACGTTGACTATGATAACAACGAGAACCGCTGGGAGTTTTACCTCCGCTCATATATCGGCGGTCAAGAGTATCAAGACGGCAGTTACCTGACCGGCTACTTGAACGAGTCAGAAAATGAATACGCCAGACGCATAGCTTTGACCCCGCTAGATAACCATTGCAAGAACGTGGTTCACATCTACAGTTCGTTTCTATGGCGCACTCCACCTGTCCGGGTATACAACTCACTTGCAGGCAACCCGGCGCTTGAGCAGTTCATTGATGACGCAGACCTAGACGGTATGAGCCTCAATAGCTTTATGAAGCAAGCACAGGTGTGGTCGAGTGTGTATGGCAATGTGTGGATCGTTGTAGACAAGCCAGAGTCTAATGCCACCACTAGAGCAGAAGAATTAGACCAAGAAATCAGGCCATATGTTTCACTGTTCACCCCAGAGAATGTATTTGACTGGAGGTGGGAGCGCACACGATCAGGCCGCTTTGAATTGACTTACCTAAAGCTGCGCGAGTCAGTAGACCGTGAAGACGCTACAACCAAAGTGAGTTATTTCCGGTTGTGGTACAAAGACCGCGTTGAGTTCTGGAAGTCTGACGGCGACAAAGAAAGCAAGCTAGATGAGATGGTCAACCCACTAGGTAAGATACCAGCGGTATACCTACCGGCTGCGCGTGGCGTTAGTCGAGGTATTGGCATATCAGACCTTGCAGACATCAGCTACATGCAAAAGGCCATCTACTCAGAACTGTCTGAGATAGAGCAGTTAATTCGCATAAGTAACCACCCCTCCCTAGTTAAGACCTATGACACTGACGCAAGTGCGGGGGCGGGTTCAGTAATTAACGTGTCTGATGATATGGACGGCAAGGTGCAGCCTTACTTGCTACAACCATCAGGCCAGAACATAGACTCAATACGCGAGAGCATCAAAGACAAGGTTCAGGCAATTAACCGCATGGCTCACATGGGCGCAGTTCGCGGCACTGAGGCAATAACTATGTCAGGCGTGGCTATGCAGACTGAATTCCAAATGCTAAACGCCAAGCTGTCAGAGAAAGCCGACTTGCTTGAGTTAGCAGAGGAGCAGATGTGGACGCTATTTTGTAACTGGCAGGGCGTTACTCCAGATGTTGAGGTGTTCTACCCTGACTCATTCGACCTTCGTGATTACGACAAAGAGTTGTTGTTCTTGCAGCAAATGAAGGCTTCTGGTGTTCGCTCGGTTACGTTATCTCAAGAGGTAGATAAGCAGATTGCCGACTTAGTGTTAGACGATGAGAAGCTGGCGCAGTCACACCTAGAAATAGAGCAAGGCACAACTACACTTGGTCAATTCGCCGTAGAGGGTGAGGGCTAGAAATGGCAGCTGCCGATCTATACGCGGAACTGCTAGAGCGACAGGCAGACAATCATCAGCGGCAGTTGGCTGGCGCTTTACAGTCTATGGAAGACAGGATTGCCGGTTACATCCAGACCGCGCCAGATAAGGCGGGAAAAATGTTTGACCTTGAGTGGTCAATTGCTGCTAGAACCGAACTGCGCTCAATCATGGAGGCTGAGTATTTGACGGCAGTCCAAAGCGTAGTTTCTGATTATGCGGGGGTTGCAGCCGACCAACTGAAGATGCTGAATACTTACGGCAAGTTTACAGGCATAGCGCCAGAGGCTATATCGGCGCTGCAAACGCTGTCTTTCCAAGGTTTTGAAGCGATAGCCGTACAGCAGTTAGATGTACTCTCTACTGGCGTATATCAAGCCGCACTGACAGGTAGAACAAAAGCTGATCTCATTAAAGAATTGAGGGGTGACATCAATGGAATCTATCAAGCAAGTGATCAAGAAGAAATTAGGCAATTGGTTGAAGTGGCTCAGGGAAGCGTTGGAGCCGCGCAACAGGAAGCGGTTGAAAGACTGCATTCTGTCTACTCTGCTGATCGGCTGGGCAATAATATGCGGCGTTATGCGACACAGATGGCAACAGATTCGCTCAATCAGTATTCGGCTTCTGTCACGGCTAAAACAGCATTAGACCTTGGTATTGACCGCTTTGAGTACTACGGCGACCTAATCAACGACAGCCGAGAGTTCTGCCGTGAGCACGTTGGCAAGACCTATACGACTCAAGAGATAAACGAAATATGGGCGGGGTCATGGGCGGGTAAATCTGCTGGTGACCCTTTCATAGTTAGGGGCGGGTATAACTGCCGCCACCAATGGCTACCTAAAGTTGAGGGTTAGATATGAGTAAAGAATTAGATCGCGCTAGAAACCTATGCGCCAGACGACCAATACCGCCAGCAATTCGTGAGCTACTTGGCCCACTGGCTGATGCGGCACCTGAAGAAGAAGCGGCAGACTTTGACGACCTGTACGCGGTTGTTGATGAACTGCTCCCACTCCCTAAGAAGACCAGAGGTAAGAAAAATGCCAAAGATGAACCCAAGCAAGTACGGCAAGAGCCTGAAGCAGATCAGCAAGAAGAAGAATAAGCGAAAGAAAAAATAACGGTTGACTTCTCTGTGAAGCTGCTATAATCCCCCCAACTCGAAAGAGGTGCGTTACATGAGCGACGAAATCATGGCTGAAAGCGTGGACACTGAGGCCACCGAAAATACCACTCAGGAAGTGAAGACCTTTTCACAAGAAGAACTTGACCGAATTGTTGCTGATCGTGTACAACGCGAAAAGCGCAAACTGGACAAGAAGCTAGAAGGCATTGACTTAGAAGAAGCTCGTCAACTCATGCTTGAGCGTGAACAGGCGACCATAGAACGCCAAAAAGAAAAAGGCGAGTTCGAGTCAATACTGAAGCAGACTGTTGAAAAGAAGGATATGGAAATATCGCAGTACAAGCAGCGGCTTGAAAGTACCCTCATAGACGGGTCGCTTTTATCGGCAGCTAGCAAGTACAACGCGGTTGAACCTAATCAAGTGGCTCAGTTGTTGCGTAGCAGTTTGAAACTTGCCGACGATGGTTCGGTTGAAGTTTTAGATAGTAACGGAACAGTGAGATACAACGAAAAGGCCGACCCACTCTCAGTTGATGAGGTGGTAGGTGATTTTCTAACGGCTAACCCTCATTTTGTCAGGGCCACCCCATCGGGTGCTGGAACATTAGGTAACGCTGGCGGCTCCACACAGAAGCCTCAATCTGTGGTTGATATGGTCGATAACTGGAATAACGGAGGGCGAGAAGCCTACCGCGCATTGCAGAAGAAGACTAAATAACCAATTTTTTGATTAAGGTATAAAACAATGGCTGCTACAACCAGTACAACCCTAGACGATCTATTTGCCAATATCATTGCTCAGGCTCGCTTTACCGCTGAGGAAGAGTCATTGATGCTTGGCCTTGTTACACGCTACGACATCGCAGGAAACGAAGGCAAAGTTATTCAGGTTCCTAAGTACCCAGCAATCACTGCTGCTGCTTTGACCGAAGGCACCGACATGACCAGCACAACTGTTTCAACTTCTTCTGTGGATATCACAGTTGCTGAGGTTGGCGCACAAGTAGTGTTGACTGACCTTGCTGCTATGGGTTCAGGTAACCCCGCACAAGAACTTGGCACCGTTCTTGGTAACGCAATTGCTACTAAGATGGACGTTGACCTGTTGGCATTGTTCGACGGCTTCAGCACTTCTATTGGTGCTGCTGCTCAAGAGATCACTGTTGCTGACTTGTTCAAGGCTGCTGCAACTCTGCGTAACGCGAAGGCGCAAGGCGATATTTTCGCTGTCGTGCACCCGTTCCACGCGTACCAGTTGAAAGCAAACCTGACCAATACGTTTGCTAACCCAAATGGTGGTGACGCGCAAAACACTGCAATGGCTAACTCTTACGTTGGAACAATTGCTGGCGTTGACATCTACGAGTCTGCCAACATTGTTATCGACGGTAACGACGATGCCAAAGGCGCAGTATTCTCAAGAGAAGCACTAGCTATCGCTATGAAGCGTGACTTTCAGATTGAGACACAGCGTGACGCATCACTAAGAGCATTCGAGCTAAACGCTACCGCCATTTATGGTGTTGGTGAGTTAGACGACACCTATGGTGTAGAGATGTTCTTCGACGCTGCCCTTTAAGGCGGTTTGGTTGGCCCCGTTTCGGCGGGGCTGACTGTTTTTTGAGGGTTATATGGCAATTACTTACCGAGGCGAAAGGTTTGAGGGTTATAACAAACCCAAGCGCACCAGCAGTCACCCAAGCAAGAGTCACGCAGTATTGGCTAAAGAGGGTGAGAAGGTTCGGCTGATTCGGTTCGGGCAGCAAGGCGCTGATAATAAACCACCAAGAAAGAATGAGAGTGAGGCAGACAAAGCCAAGCGTAGGTCGTTCAAAGCGAGATTCGCCAAGGACATAGCCAGAGGTCGGAAAGACAAAACAGCATCAGCCGCTTATTGGGCTGACAAGGTGAAATGGTAAATGGCATTCTCAAACGACTCAGACTTAGTTGCACTTGTTCCTGACATTCTTACGTTTGGCATAACCTCGTTTTCAACTGAGCACGCGAAGGCCCAGGCAGACCTAGAGCGCACGATAAGAAACCAGTGGTGGTACAAGAAGGGTATCGC